CGACCCCTCCCCCGGCCTTCGGCCGGGGCGCTGGCGCGGCCGCGGCCTTGGAAAATCGCGCGACCCCTCCCCCTCCGGGGGCTGCGTCCTCACACACACGCGGCGTTTAAGGCTTGCACCCCCGCGCGAAACTGTTTCTGCGCCGACAGGGTCCGGGGGCGGGCCGCTTGTCGCGGGATCGGGAGCCGCGCTTTCGCTGACGCGGCGCAGGCGGGATCTGCGGGCATGAGCGATTGGGCAATCCCCGACGAATTCGCGCTGCCGCGCAATTACGACTGGCGCGAGCTGCCGGCCAGTGGCGTCTCGCCCATGAATTTCGAGGCGCCCGGCCCGGTCGGCGAGGACTACATCTTCGCGATGAACCCGATCGACTTCGTCCTGGGCCCGATCGGCTCGGCGAAGACGACGTGCAGCATCTTCAAGATCTTCGCCTTCGCGCTGCGCATGCCAGTCTGCAAGGACGGCGTCATCCGCGTGCGCGGCGCCGCCATCCACGAAAACCTGCGCGCGCTGCAGCGCACGGGGCTTGAAAGCTTTCATGGTTTCTTTCCGAAGGGCTTTCCCGGCGCGCATTTCGAGGGCGGCCAGGATCGCCCGTTCAAGGGAATTCTGCGTTTCATCACGCCGCAGGGCCGCCGGCTGCAGATCATCCTCGACGGCTTCGGCATCGGCGATCATTCGATCGAGCAGCTGCTGCGCGGCTATCAGTGTAATTTCTTCTGGAACGTCGAGGCCGATCTGCTCTCGCGCGAGGTGCCGGCGCAGGAATTCGCGCGCGTCGCGCAGGAGCGCTATCCGGGCCGCGGCCAGCTCGCCAACCGCGACGACAAGGTGCCAGGTTGCGTGTGGGGCGATCTCAACCCGCCGCTGATCTCGCACTGGATCAACGAGGACTTCTGCGAGAAGCCGCGCGAGGGCTATGTGCTGCATCGCCAGCCATCGGGCCTTTCCGATCAGGCTGAAAATCGAAAATACGTCACGCGCGAAAGCTACGAGGCGCTGGCGAAGACTTTGCCGCCAGATGGTGTGCGTCGCTTCGTGCATGGCGAGTTCGGCCTGGTCGGGGACGGCGCGCTGGTCTACCCGGAATACGATCACGCGATCCATTGCGCAAAACAGAGGCTCGCGCCGCTCGATGCGCCGCTGCGCATCGGCCTCGACGCCGGCGGTACGCCGGCCGCGATCATCGGCCAGTTCACGCCGCGCGGTCACATGCGCTGGCTGCGCGAGATCACCACCGAGCCGATCACGAGCGCAGGCCGCTTTGCCGAGATGCTGATCGACCTGCTGCAGGCTGAATTCCGCGGCCTGCCGATCGCGCACGGCTGGGGCGATCCGTCGGCCTTCCATGGCGTCGACCGCCAGGCTGGCGAAATGTCGTTCATGGAGATTGTCGGCAAGGCGCTCAATCTCAACATCCTGCCTACGCCAACCAACGAAACCGGCGCGCGGCAGGAAAGCGTCGCCTATTTCCTGCGCAAGCGCCTCGACAGCGACGGCGCGCCGTTCTTCCAGCATTGCCCGTCGATGAAGATGGTGCAGGCCGGCTTCCAGGGCGGCTTCACCGTGCGGCTCAATCCGCACGAGACGACGGACCGCATCGCCTTCGTGAAGAACAAATATTCGCATCCGCACGAGGCCGGCCAGTATCTCTGCTACGGCTCGCGCGGCCACGCCGGCGTCATCAACGACGCCGCGCGCGCCGGCCGTCCGGGCATGGTGGTGCCGATCTCGCGGGGTGTGAGGGTTCGGCAGGATTTCAATCTGTAGGAGGATGAGCAATGCGGTGCGGAACGTGCAGGGGCGAGCGTTATGTCGGCGGGCGGCCATGCCCGTCGTGTCACGGCAACGGTGTGGAGGATTGCTGCAGCGGCCCGGTGTGCGATCTGCCGGATGGCGTCGATGTTCTACACCAAAGCGCGCGCCGCGTCGGCGGTGTGACCGTGACGATGACGTTCGGTCGCATCAAGTCTAAATAATCTCAATGCCGCTCCACGCGATCGAAGATCCGCCGCTCGACGATGTGCTGCAGCTCTATGCCGACACGGCGGGCCTGAAGCCGCAGCTTCGCACCGTCGCCATGCGCGTCGCCCTGCTGCAATCGGCACGCTCGGAAAGCCTCGGCTATGTCGATGAGAACGGAAATCTGATCGCCGCTGTCATGCTCTACCCGCTCGACCCGGAAAGGCTCGGTGAGGATCTGCGCGAGCTGGTGTTTTGTTGCCGGCCGGAGGCCTCCCGCCATATCTGCGCCATCGTCCGCCACGCGCGTTTAATCGCCTCGCGGCTGGCCGACACTCCCCACCTGCGCATCCGCGCCACGGTGAAGGCCGGACATCAGCCCGGCCAGCGTCTTGCCCGCCTGATCGGCATGACGGGCGCCGGGGAGTTCGGGGCGGTCGAGCATTGGGAGTGGACGCCGCATGTCCAGCACGGTCGAAAATCTGAAGGCCCTGTTCACCGGCAAAGAAACCGGCGCCGTCCGCACGCAACGCGAGCTGTCTGAAAAGCAGGCGGCGGAAGCCCGACAGCAGCAGGAAGCGGCGCTGAACCATCAGCAACAGCAGCTGCAGGTCGAGCAGGCGATGCGCGACGAGCAGGTGGGTGCGGCGTCGCGCCTGCCGCGCGGCCGCAGGCTGTTGCTCGCGGCGACCGGAGAGCGCGGCGTGCAGCGCACGCTTGGGTGAGCCGCGCATGTCGTTCGATCTGAAAGAGCACCGCAAGCGCAGCGACAAGGCCTGGGCGGATCGCGTCTTCTGGGATCACCTTTACGCGGACGCCTATGAATTCGCGATCCCGTTCCGTCTGCCGGCGCACAAGATCGGCAAGGGCGCGCAGCGGATCGAGCGGGTGTTCGACGCGACCGCGATCGAAAGTTCTTTCCGCTCTGCCGGCCAGCTGCATGCAGATCTGTTTCCGCCCGGCTTCTGGCAGCTCGCGCTCGGCTCCGTCGCCAAGGCTGCGATCAAGACCGGCAGCTATCCGCGGGAACAGGCCGACCAAGACAAAAAGCAGCTTGAGGCCGTCAGCGAAATCGCGATGGCCTTTTTCCAGTCCGGGGAGTTCGACGCGGCTTCGAGCGAAACCTGCATCGAATTGCTGGTCGGCACCGGCACGCTGTTCCCGGTCGAGGGCGACGATGTCGAGCCGGTACGATGGGTCTGCATCCCCTTCATCGAAATTGCGATCGAGTGCGACGCTTACGGCAAGGTGGTGCTGATTTCGTGGAAAACAGTGCTGACGCGCCGCGCGATCCGGGATGCCTTCAAAGACGGAAAATTCCCGCAGGCGTTTCAGGACGCGCTTGCCGCCAAACCCGATGAGGAAGTCGAGCTGCGTCAGGACTTCATTTTCGATCGCGCGACCCGGCGCTGGAAATTCGTGCCGTTCCTCGCAGACAGCGAGGAGCCGATCGAGGAGAAGGAATATCTGACCCAGCCGATGTCGGTCGCGCGCTTCCATCGCGTGCCGGGCGAGCCCTATGGCCGTGGCCCCATCCTGCTAGCAATGGCGACCATCAAGACGCTCAACAAGGCCGTCGAGCTGATGTTGAAGTCCGCCGCGATCCAGATGCTCGGGATCTGGGGCTACCGGCCGGGCGGATCGTTCAATCCCGACACGGTGCGGCTCGGACCCGGAGAGTTCTGGCCGATGTCCGGCACCGGCGGGGTGCTCGGGCCGGACGTGACCCGGCTCGACCCGGCGTCGGGCCGGGTCGATGTCGGCCAGCTGATCTCGCAAGAGTTGCGCCTTCAGGTGCAGTCGATGCTCGGCGACGATCGGCTGCCGGAGAAGGGCGCGACGCCCGTTTCTGCGACCGAGATCATGGCGCGCATGAAGCGCATCGCGCAGAACTATCTCGGCGCTTATGGCCGCCTGGTCAACGAGATCGTGCCGGTCATCGTCAAGCGCGTGCTGGAGATCCTGTATCGCCGCAAGATCATTCCGAACAACATCAATGTCGACACCCTGCTTATCAAGGTCGACGTGCTGTCGCCGATCGCCGCGGCGGTGAAGGCTGCGGCGCATGATCGCATTATCGACTTCATCCAGCTTGTCGTCGCGGTGAAGGGCGACCCGATCGCGGCCGACCTGATCGTGAAGGTCGACGACGCGCTGCGCGTGATCGGCGACGATGTCATGCCGCCGTCGCTGATGCGCACCAAGGACGAGCAGAAAGAGCTTGAAACGCTGATCCAGCGTGCGGCCACCGCGATCGTCGCGGCGCAGGCCCAGCAAGGAAAGGTTGCTGCATGAGTGGCCCCTATGTTCCCGCCGCGCGTTATTCGCCGCGCGCTGCGCAACCGCTCGAAAATTACGTGCATGGCGCCAAGGACGTGATCGAAGGACTGTTCCAGCAGGCCGACAAGGACCTTCCGCCCTTCGCGCAGGCCCTGAAGGAGCAGGCCGAGCGCGTGCGTGGTGCGGCCGCTCGATTGTTCGACACGCCCGACGGCCGCGAGGTGCTGGAATATCTTTGCGACGCCACGCTGCGCCGGCCGACCTTCATCGCCCATCTCGGCCTCGATCCCATGCGCGCCTATGCGCACGGCGTACTGCGCGAGGGTCAAAACACCGCCGTCTATCTGCTGCTCTCGCTGATCGCCGAAGGGCGCGGCGAGCAGCCCGTCACCAGAGAGGGAGCAAGCCAATGAAGCGATTTCTGTTCCAGTCTTCCGCCGCGTTCAACGCGCCCGGCGATCCCGCCGGCGGGACCGGCGGCAATCCATCCGCCGGCGCTGCTCCAGCGACACCGTCGGCGACGGGCGCGCCCGATCCCTCCGGCGCGCCTTCCGGGCAGCCCCCGGCCGGTACGCCTGCGCCTTCGCCATCCGCGTCCTCGGCCTATCGACCGCAGGGGCTGCCCGACCATCTCGGCGGCAACGACGACAAGGAAACCATCGACAAGCTGTTCGGTGCCTATCAGGGCGCGCGGCGCGAGATGGGCGACCGCGGCGCGCTGCCGGAAAGACCGGATGGCTACAAACTTGAAGCGAGCGACAAGCTGAAGCCCTATGTCAGTAATTTCGACAAGGACCCGGTCTTCGCACGCACTCGCGAGATTTTTCACGCCGCCGGCGTCACCGACAAGCAGTTCAACAAGATCGTCGGGCCGTGGCTCGAAGCGCTGGTCGATGGTGGCCTGGTCGATGCGCCGCAGGACGCCAATGCGCTGCTGCTGTCGCTCGCGCCGTCTTCGGCTGCATCGCTGGACGAGGCTGGCAAGAAGGCAGCCGCGACCCAGCGCGTGAACAACAACATCGCCTGGATCGACGGCGCAAAACGCCAGGGCGTCTTCCCCGCGGTCGACGATGGCAAGGGCGGCACGGCCTCGCCGGTTGCGGATTTCTTCGCTGCCGCGCTCGCCTCCGATCCGCGCGCGCACGCTGCCGTCGAATGGCTGCGCGGCCAGAATGCCGAGCCGCGGCCGGCCATGGGCGGGCAGGCTGCGGCCGGCGTGAGCGACCAAGCGGTGAAAGCGCGCCTCAACGACCCGCGCAACGATCCGCGCAGCACGCAATTCGACCGGAGCTTTGCCGACGAAACCGACCGCCTGTCGCGCGCGCAATGGGGCGATCGTCGCGTGGCGTGACCGTTGTCGCGCGGCGCGTTTAAGCGCCTCGCGCAGCCACCATCATGAGGGCGACCGCAAGGATGGACCTGCGGCCGCCCTCTGCCCTTTCAGGCGCAGCCTGAAACCGGAAGGCGACCGTGGCACTCGGCCGACGCGGCTTTTCTCGAAACCCGACGAGGCAAGCAATGTCGATCGAAGCTCCCAACTGGTACACGACGCAATACGACACGCGCGTGAACCACATTCTGCAATCCGAAGGCTTCCTGCTGCGCGGCACCACCCTGCCGCCGGTCGAGGTGCGCGGCAATACACTGGAATTCTTCATTCTCGGCCGTGGCGAAGCGACGGAAATGTCGCAGACGGTCGAAATGATCGTTCCGCAGAACCTGTCCAAGGAAAAGCCGATCGTGACGATGGCGGACTATCAGTTCGCCGAATTCGTCCGCCACGGCGAGCCCGAGCGCATCAGCGTCGAGTTCAAGGGCGCAATACAGGAAGCCGGCGCGATGACGCTCGGCCGCAAGTTCGACCGCATCATCCTGCAGGCAATGGACGATGAGGACACCGACATCGACACCATCGGCGACGGCTCGGCGGCGATCTCGCCGATCGACGTCTCGACCGCGAAGGCCGAGATCAACGCCATCGGCATGATGAAGATGAACGAATTCTTCCTGCCGCTGCCGTCGATGGCCTGGGAGCAGCTCAAACTGTTCAAGGTCTTCAACAACGCCGACTACACCGGGCCGGACCTCAACTTCAAGAACAACACCGAGGCCAAGACCTGGAATAACGTCAACCATTTCCAGCTCCCGGACGAAGCCTTCACCTCGCCCGACACCGGCGAAATCTACACCTATCTGTGGAACCGCCGCACGGTCGGCTTCGGCAGCAATTACGCGATCCAGACCAAGATCACGTATGAAAACCTATACACGGCATGGCTCTACAACTCGACCATGTCGGGCGCCGCCAAGGTGCTGCAGGAGGAAGGCGTCCGCCGCCTCCACATCAAGATCTCCGATCCGCTGCTGATCGACGGCACCGTGTCGTGACCGCTTCGCGCGCCGCGCGGGCGGCGCTCGCCTCCTGTCCTTGTGTGAACATCTAAACATCACCAACCTGAAAGGACCTCGTGATGGCCTACAATGCAAAGCAGCTCGTGCGGCAGGGCGGCGCAGGCTTCGCCTCCGGCAACGTCAAGAGCAACTGGATGTATGCGAGCGCGGACAGCCTCGCGACCATCCTTGCCTCCGGCTATTTCAACAGCGCGACCAGGCGGCTGAACCAGGGCGATATTATCGACGTCGTCGCCGGGGTCGGCGCCACGCTGGAATTCGCCACCATCATGGTCACATCGGCCAAGGGCGCGGCGACCGTCACCACGCAGAACAAGTCGTCTGTCCAATCGGTCACCAGCGGCATCAAGATCGCGCGCGGCCAGCATACCACCGTGGCCGAAAGCGACACCGTAGTGACCGGCCTCTCCACCGTCGTCGCGGTGGTGGTGCAGCTCGACAGCGATCCCGTCGATGGCGCAATGCACGTCACAGGCTCGATCGGTGACCAAGCTGGTACGCCGGCCGCCGGCTCGATCCTCATCAAGAGCTGGAAGTCGACGGACGGCGACGCCACGCTGGTTGCCGGCTCCACCTTCACCAAGAAGGTCAACTGGATCGCGATCGGCGTCTGATCGCAGTGTGGGCGGCGGCAAGCGTCGCCCGCAACCCCCACGGGTGAGGCATGCCGCAAACCGTCAACGACCGGACCATTGTCAACAACGCGCTGGCGCGCGTCGGCGCATCCCCGCTCGCCGCGCTCGATGAGGAAACGCCGAAGGCGCGGCAGGTGCGCGCGATCTATGGCGACACAATCGAGCCGCTGCTCGGCGGTCACGACTGGAGCTTCAACCGCGTCACCTACGCGCTCGACGCGATCGCGGCGACCGCCGAAAATGACTACGTCGCGTCCGACCGCAAATTCAAGAGCGGATGGCGCTACGGCTTCGCGCTGCCCGGCACGCGGCTCGGCCCGCCATGGGTCGTGCTGCGCGATCCGCGCATGCCGAAGGACCCGCTGCGCGATTTCGCGATCGAGGGCGCGGCGCTCTATTGCGACGTGTCGGCGGTGTGGGCGCGCGTCGGCGTGCGCGCGCAGCCGGACGTCTGGCCGCCCTATTTCCGTCTCGCCGCGACCATCGGCGTCGCCGCGGCGCTCGCCATTCCGATGGCCCATGACAAGGATCTCGCGCAGCGCCTGCTCGCCGAATTCCAGGGCACGCCGCAGGAAGGCGGCCGCGGCGGGTTGATCGGCAAGGCGATCGGGCAGGACCGCGCCGGTGCGCCGGTGTCGGCGCCGCACTGGCGCGATCCGCTGACCGACGCAAGGTTCGGCTGATGGTCGCGCAGCCGGGATCCTTTCAGGCGAGCCTCAATGCTGGCGAGATCGCGCCGCAGATGCACGGTCGTTCGGACATCAAGCAGTTCTATTCGGCCGCCTCGCTCATGCTCAACTGCGAGCCGGTGCCGCAGGGCGGCGGCAGGCTCAGTCCGCGCACGCGTCACCTGTCGCGGCTGCGCTCGCAGCTGCAGGCCGTCGCCGCCGGCGCGCCGACGCTTTCGCTTGGGCCGCACGCCGCGGCCGCCACCGTCGTCGAAGTGACGCTGTCGTCACCCGCCGATGTCAGCCTCGTCGCGATCCCCGATCTGTCGGCCGACGTTGCAGGCGCCGCCTTGCTGCAGGTGCAGACCTATGACGGCACGACCTGGCGCGATTTCGGCGCGCCGCAATCATTCTCGGACACCGCGAAGACGCTGACCGCAGCGCTGCCGCCCGGCGAAATCCATGCGGCCTGTGTCAAGGTCCGCCTGCGCCTCACGGAGGCCGCCGCCGATCCGGTCACTTTCGTCGCGACCGAGCTTTCCGCCTACGCGGAAACCGGAGCAGTGCCGGATGTCCTGCGCCTCTATCCCTTCACCTTTTCGCGCGAACAGACCTACGACGCCGCGGTGGCGCCGGGCGTGATCGACTTTTTCCGCGATGGCGCATTCGTCGGCGCCGCCAAGGTGTCGCTCGACGCAGACAAGGTACGCTATGCAGACGTGATGCAGCGGTACGACACGATGATGCTGCACCACGACGAAATTCCCGCCCTGCGCGTGATGCGCGACGGCGCGGACGATCGCTGGACATGCGATGTCGTCCCCTATGTCAACATCCCGACGGTCGACCTCGGTGGCAGTTATGACAACGCAGTCGCCGAAGTCTGGGAAATGCGCATCACGTTCCCGCCCGGCGGCGACTATGCCGGCGGCGTCGACCTCTATCTTCAGATCACCGTGAACGGAGAGGACGCCAGCATCTACAGCGGCTCGCTGGCCGGAGGCTGGTTGGGCTTCGGCGATAGCATGAAGGCCGCGCTCGAAGCCTTGCCGGGGGTGGCCGATGGCATCCAGGTCGACCTTCAGTCGTCAGGCAGCACAATCGCTATCTATCACGTTATTTTTT